GGCGCTGATTCGTTAACGACTGGAGAGCATCAAGGACGACCTTGAGCTCGAGCAGTTCGACAACGACTTCGTTCGCCAGCAGGCCGGCGAGTTCAACCGACTGAAGGAGCAAGCAGCTGAGACCGCGGAGGCCCCCAAGGCTGAGGTGAAGACCTACTCGGATGCATCGGTGGCTCGCACGGTGGAGGCCTACCCGGACAAGTCTGGCAAGCCCAACCCCCAGGGTCACCTGGCCAACGGCGTGCTGAACCCCACGATGTTCCGGGCGGAGTCCGTGGTGCTCCCCGAGACCGACAAGCTGCACCTGGCGAAGATGAAGGTTCGCGTGCCGGTAGTGATGAAGGAACAGACGGAGATGCGCATCGGGTTCTCGATTGCCGACTACCCGGGTGCCAGCGAGTCCAACACGGCTCGTTTCATCCAGTCCGACCTGATGAACTCGGTGTCTGGCCGCAAGGCTGGCAACAAGACGGGTGAGCGGGTGGCGACCAACAAGATGACCGCCGACGTCACCAAGAAGATGTTCATGCAGAAGCACTTCGGGTCGGCCATCGTGGACACCGAGAACCTCTTCCAGGAGTGGGCCAAGGACCAGGGGACGAACGTCCTCAAGCGCCGGTATACCAAGGAGCCCGCCCGTCGGTTCTTCGAGGAGGTCGGCATGGTCATCCGCGGCCAGGAGACTGACAACGCGTTCGTCAAGCAGGCAGCCGAGCGGTTCCGCAAGGCCTTCAAGGATGCGATGGACGAGACCCACCGGGTTCTGGGCACCCTGCCCAAGGACCTCCCGGAGGACTCGCTGCTCGCCATCTACCGTGAGTTCAAGTTCGACCCGAAGTATCTCCCGCGACTGTGGGACGGTGCCAAGTTCATGGAGGTCCACGCCAAGGCTCGTGACATGAAGGACGTGTATCGTCTGTTTGCAGACTCCTTCCAGTATTCCGACGGTGTGCGTCCTCCCCTGGAGAAGCGCCTGGCGGTGGCTGAGGGGCTGGTGAACCTGGTGACTGCGCTGAAGAACGATGCCAGCATCGGTGACCTGTCCCAGATGACGGCCGCCGAGATTGCCCTCACGGGTAAGAAGCTGGGTATCTCTGACGAGGCACTCGATGCTTACCTGTCGTTTGGTGGCGTGGACGCCCAGCGGTTCGTCTCCGGACGCCTGCAGGCGCGCATCAAGCTGGACGAGCTGGCTGCACCCATCCAGATTCCGACCAAGGACGGAGGCACCATGGAGCTGCGTATCGCGGACCTGATGGTCAACGACCCGCGGTCCCTGCTGGGCACCTGGCTGAACATGTCCAGTGGCATCTACGCGATGGGCCTGAAGGCCGCCGACTCGGGGCTGGACTACACCAGCGAGAAGCTGTGGGAGAACCTGCGCAACCAGATGGTTCGCGAGGGTGCGACCGCCAAGGAAATCGAGTATGTCATGGAGTTCCGCAACTACCTGCTGGCTGCGGGCAAGACCACGACCATCATGAAGGAGGAGTCCCAACTCGGGAAGACCATCCGTAACCTCACGCTCCTGAAGAACAGCACGAACTTCGTGTATGCGACGCTGGGCGAGCTGGGCTACAACAAGACCATCCAGGTGATGGGCAAGAACGGTATCGGCGACTTCCTGGGCAACATCGTGACGCTCGCCAAGACGGGCACGCTGGACAACGCGCTGGCGCGAGACATTCAGGCAGCCATGGGCACCGGCCTCGAGGGGCTGACTCCCACGGTGAGCAACATGATTGAGAACAACGCCATGGACACCGTGGACGGTCTGCTCACGCGGGCCATCAGCGACAAGTTCAAGCTGTCGGGGTTCCAGCAGGTCAACGCCTACGCCCAGACGGTGGTCCAGGCGGTGGCTCTCGGTCGACTGGTGGAATACGCCAGGATGTCCCGTGGAGCAACGGGGCTGCGCACCTTGTCCGACGGTGAGTGGGAGCGGCTGCGTTCCTTCGGACTGGGCAAGGAAGAACTCGACGAGATGGTGGACCTGCTGAACAAGCACGCCAAGTTGTCCGAGGGCAGCGGCCTGGATGGGTTCGACTTCAAGGCCATGTCGGTGGAGAACCCCGTGTTGACGGCGAAGCTGCAAGGCTCGCTGTTCCGCATGGGCAAGTTCGCAACCTCCGATGAGGCCGGCGCCGGTGAAATCCTCCCGTTCATGACGGGTGACATCGGCAAGACGGTCTTCCAGTTCCAGGCGGTGGTGGCACGCTCGTTCGCCAAGGGTAAGCGCGCTCTGTTGATTCGTGATGCCGACGAGGCACTGCGGGTCCTCATGTCGTTTGCCGGTGCGTCACTGGGCTACATCGCAAAAATCAACGTGGTCTACGCGATGAACGCCGAGGAACGCGAGAAGCGGCTGGACATGACGGAAGTCATGAAGGCAGGCTTCAGGAACATGGCACTTAGTGGCCCGCTGCCCGCGGGCATTGACGCAGTGTCCTCAACTCTCTTTGGTGTCGCGCCGTTCGCCGACGTGGGCAACTCGGATAAAACCACCCGGGCCTCCATTGCTGCTTGGGACACTCTGAACTCCGCGATGAACACACTTCGTGGGGCCGTCAGTAATGTCCGCAGTGACAAGGACCAGTTGTCCCAGAAGGAAATCACCGAGATGGCCAAGTATGGCCCGGTGCCTCACTACATGATGCCTTTCCTCGCCTTCGTGGGCGACCAGATGGGCCTGCAAGAGAAGGACCCACGTCCCGTCCCCGAGAAGAAAGCGGACTGACCCCTGGGTAAACCCCCAATGAGAGCCCCACTGGAGAAATCCGGTGGGGCTCTTCTTCTTTCACCCTCACCGAAACCAACGGAATGAGCCAATACTTCATCCAGGGCGACGGCGTGACCCGCCGGTTCACCCTCCCCTTTGACACGTCGTTCATCACTGTGCTGCCTGCGGGTGCCACGGTGGCTACCAGCGACTCGATTCTGTTCAGCGTGGCTCCTGCCTATGGCGCCTCGGTGAGCATCTCCTTTGAACTGCCGGCCGCCTCCGGTGGTGGTGGTTCCGGCGGCACCGGCGGTGGCCTCACCGAAGCCCAGTATGACGCCCTCGTGCAGGACCCGGAGCTCGACGCTGCGGTCGCCCAAGTGGGTCCCCTGAGTGGCGAGGTCCGGCTGGTCGTCAAGGCGTCCGGTCAGGCTGACGCTGGGTGGTCCCGCACGTCCGGCCTCATGGTGTCCTCGAACCTGTGGGGCCAGCTGCGGTTCGTCCCCATCAACGCGACGGGCACCCCACGCACCAGCAGCGAGAACAAGGTGTGGAGCCTGAGCACAGCTGCCGGCAACTCGTTCATCTGGGACCTGGGCACCAGCGCCAACACCACGATGGCCAACTGGCCGGGCACCGCGAGCGCGGGTCTGGGCTGCGTGCTGGCGACTGACGACCTCGCGTGGACCCTGGGCGGCAACTCCGCGTCCGCAGCCGGCACCAATGCGTGCTACCGCTACACCCTGGCGAGCAACACCTGGACCCAGATTGCCAACCTGCCGGCGTCCCGCAACTTCGGCCTGGCTGCGCGTCTGGCGGACGGTCGGCTGCTCTTCATCGGCGGCACCACGTCCACCTCGTCCAGCACCCCGGCCACCATGGTCGACACGTGCTCGCTGTATAACCCGGAGACCAACACCTGGGCTGCCGCGGCGTCCCTGCCGTTCCGTGCGTCCCTGGGCTACTCGACGCGTCTGTCCGATGGCCGCATCTTCTGCGTGTGGTCTGCCACCAGCACCGACGGCGCAACGCTGAGCGGCAACAAGGCTGCGGTCTACAACCCGGCGACGAACACCTGGACCGAACTGGACGTGCCGGCCTACGCGGGTCTCGTCTACCAGTCCGGCACCAACACGGTGGTGATGCTGAGCTCGACCTCGGGCAACGCCCAGACGTTCAACTTCGCGGCCTCCGCGGGTTCCCGCTGGACCAGCACCCCGTATACCGTGCCGACCAACCTGGGCAACCTGTCGTTCTCGAACCAGCAGTTCACCCAGCTGATGGCCAACGGCCAGGCGCTGCCTGTGATTCAGAGTGGCTCTCAGATTCCGATGCTGTTCGCAGCCGGCACCCTGAGCACCTCCGCGGGTTCCTCGTTCTACGTCGCCAAGGACTAAGCCATGGAACTGACCTACCGCATCGTGGACACCCCCGGCTGGGGCTACGGCTATGTCGTGGAGTCCGCTGACGGCACCTTCAGTGTCACCCAGGACTACAAGCCGGGTGTCGCGGGGTTCGTCCGCATGAACCAGGCCGAGGCCCAGGCGTTCGCCCAGCAGCTCATCGACCAGAAGCTGGCGGAGCAACCTGCCGCATAACCCACTGACACCACTGAGAGAGGAGGCCCTGCGGGGCCTCTTTTCTTTTGGAGCACCCCATGAACGACAACCAACTGCACGCCGACGTGGCGGGACTGCGGGCTGACCTGCAGTCGACCAACAAGAACCTGGAGCGATTCGCGACCGCCCTGGAGAAGACCCTGGACAACCAGGGAGAGCGACTGCGCGTGGTCGAACTCGCGATGACCGAGAAGGCCGACCGGGAGTCCATCCAGACGCTGCGCGACTTCATGATGAAAGCCATGGGCATCATCGGACTGGTGGGCCTCATCGGTCTGCCGACCACGGTGTATCTGCTCGCACAGCTGGGAGCCAAGTGATGGCCAAGCGCGCGACCAAGGACGCCATGAACGAGCTGCACCGCGTGCTGGCCGAACAGCTGGCCGACGGCGTGGCGAACAACAAGGAACCCATCGTGGTCAACGGCGAGGTGGTGGGCCACAAGCGCAACGCCGCCATCCTCAACGTCGCCCGGCAGTTCCTCAAGGACAACGGCATCGAGGGCCAACCCGTGGAGGGCAGCCCGCTGGCGTTCCTCAAGGACGCTGCCCTGCCGTTCGCCGACCTGCAGTCCGCAGCCGACGACACGCTCCAGTAAGGAGCACCCATTTGCCGCACCCTGCGGCCGCCTACAAGCCCCTGAGAGCCCCTGGGTGGCACCTACCCCTAGGGGCGGGTCCTCCAGGGGCTCCTAGGCCCGCGTAGGCCCCTCCGTGAGCCTCACCAAAGGAAGCCCATGCGCAACCCTCATTTCTACAACAAGGAGCTGGGTCCGCTGAACGACTTCAAGAACTTCCTGTTCCTCGTCTTTCAGTTCCTCGGACTGCCCAGCCCGACCCCCATCCAATACGACATCGCGGACTACCTGCAGTATGGCCCCAAGCGGTCCATCATCATGGCGTTCCGCGGTATCGGCAAGTCCTACATCACGGCCGCCTTCGTGGTCTGGCTGTTCCTGATTAACCCCCAGTGGAAGATTCTGGTCGTCTCGGCCAGTGAGAAGAAGGCCAAGGAGTTCGCGACCCTGGTGAAGCAACTCATCGACGGGATGCCGATGTGTGCCCACCTCAAGCCCTCCAAGGAACAGCGGGATTCCGTCCTGTCGTTCGACGTGGGGCCGGCTACCCCTGCCAAGGACCCGTCGTTGAACGTGGCGGGTATCACCGGCCAGATTACCGGCGGTCGTGCCGACTTCATCATCCCCGACGACGTGGAGACCCCCGACAACTCCGCGACGGTGACCCAGCGTGAGAAGCTTGCGGACAAGGTGAAGGAGTTCGGCTCCATCCTGAAGACCGACCCGTGGTGTGCAGTCAAATACCTGGGCACCCCACACACCGAGCAGTCCCTCTACCTGGACCTGGCGGGCACCAAGGGCTACGAGCTGCGCATCTGGCCGGCACGCTACCCCAAGAACATGGACAAGTATGCCGGGCGGCTGGCCCCCAAGATTGCCCATGCGTTGCTGGCCGACGACTCGCTGGTCCTGAAGCCCACCGACACCCGGTTCAACGACCTGCAGCTGCGAGAGCGTGAGCTCGAGCTGGGGGCCACCGCGTTCCAGCTGAACTACATGCTCGACCCCACGCTGTCCGACGAGGAGCGCTACCCACTGAAGCTGAAAGACTTCCTGGTGGCAGCGGTCAACCCCGATGTG